ACGACCTGTAAATGTAGTGTGGTTATCTCCTGCACTATCTACACTGGCTTTATTTATTTGTAGCCAAGTAGAGCCGTCTAAACTAAAATAAAGATTAGTTCCTGTTGCTGCTATTACTCCATCTGCATATACAAAAAGACCTAATATACCATTAGAGCTATTAGGATTAGTATCGCCAAACTGAGTATAGCCATTTATTCTTCTATAGCCACCGTCAGGATCAACTTCAAAATTTAAAAGTTCAGTAGCAAAACCCGGCTGCTGAAGCATTTGAAATTGATTTAAATTAGTATTTAATCCACCTTGACAAGATAATCCAAATGCTTGCATAGTTAATCAAACCTTACTCTATCATCAGACATGTATATAGGAGCAGTACCTATTAAATTTTCTCTCATGCTTCTTAACCCTTTTTTAAAATCTTCCAAAGCAAAAGCTGCCATTTGAGGGTTATCTTTAAATTGATGTGTATAGTATCTAGCTTTAGATAATATTACTGTTTTATATACATCAGGAAAAACTATAGTATCGTCATGTGCATCTAGTTCTGTTGGTAAATCATAAGCAAAAAACCAGACTTTATAAACTTGATCAGGTATTGGGCTTAACCCAAACTTTCTTGCATCAGGGCTTCTAATAACAAAGCGAGGCTCACCACCTACTGCCTGATCAGCATCATCTGCATTTTCAGATGTACGCCTAAAATCTTTCCATTGTTCTATTGTAATAAATCTTAAATTCTTAGAAACATAAGGAGCTACTTCACCACTTACTCCTACTGTTGTTAAATAAAAATTATCCCAATCAATAGACCCATAATCATCTTTAACAGATGAACTAGCAGCTTTTAATTCGTACCATCTAGTTCCTGCTGTAGTATCTACAGAAACATTACCATACATAGGATCAGTAGCTCCACTTTCACCTGTAGCTAAAAAAGGCCATTGAGGTTCTTCATTAGCTATATCTAAGTATGCTCTGTTGATACAATCTTTAGCATGTTGTTGTATTCCTACAGCATTAGAAAAAGTTGCTGAAGTTAAGACTACTTCATTCAACTCTCTTAATAATTCATTTGATAATTGTAAAAATGTAGTAGCCATAATTATTTCACAAGTTGTTTGCTGTTTACTTTAGTATTAGTTTTTTTAAAAATACGATCATAGTTATCGTTATATTTTTTTTTATTTTCATTCTTTAAATAAACACCACCAACTTTTACTTTTCCTTTCGGATTAAATCTAACAGGAGTTTGTTCAGTTCCTATTTGTGGCATACTTTAACTCCTTTAAAAAATTAAAGGGGGCATATTTCAGCCCCCAATAATATTAGTCGATACCGTAGAATGCAGATACCAATGCTTCGCCACGTAGTACTTTAGATCCATAAACATGGAGTCCACGCACTATATCGCCAAAGCTATCAGGATCACGAATTACTTCAGTATTTGTGATGGTCTGTGCTGTTGCAACTGCTGACATATGACCTGCAATACACTTACCTGCTGCGTTTGTAGTAGCAGCAATATTGTTAGTCTTATACATATCAAAGCCACGTAATTTACCAGATGATACTAGTCCATTACGGATTGAGCCTTGACCTGCATTGTAGTCAACAGACAATAGTTTAGAAGAACTTTGAACAAGTACTTCATAAAACTCTGGATTTGCTAAGAACCAACGACCTTCTTCAGGAACATTTTGCTCGTCAAGTAGACGCGCCATGTGTGAAAGAACATCAATTGGGTCATGCTCACCAGAAGCAAAACCTATGTCAAGATTACCAGTACCATCAAAAGTTCCTGCTGCAAGATCAGTTGCACTATCAGAACCTAAGATGTGATTAGGTGAAGCTGCAGATACTCCTGCAAACATTGACGCAATAACACCCTCATCGAAGGCATCCTTTAACGAGTAAGCTGCTGAAGATGCAGCAACGTCACGGAAATTAACGTGAGACATATTGGTTTCAATATCGTCTACGATAAATTTAAATGCGTTAGCTGTATCTACGACCAAAGTTAGTTCTTGGTCAGTGAGCTTAGTTGCAGTTACGTCTGCACCCCTTTCATACTGATACACAGTAATTTCAGGTTCTTTGATAATCTTTACAGAATCACCAAAAGCTGCAATCTCACCTGCGTAATCTGTATTAGTAATTGCTTCTGCAACAGATGACTTCCTAAAGAAATTTAGGACGGTCTTAGAATAGACCGAAGGTAAGAAAAACGAATTGGTTTGACCTGATACAGAGTTACCAAAGTTACCATTGGTGTCTGTGCTTTGTTCAAAAAATTGATCAGATTGGTTATAAGCCATTGTAATATCCTCTTAAAAACTTATTTAGCTATTCTGCCTTCTGATAAAGCCAATTTAATTTCATCTTCATAGCGATCAAATTGATCAATAGACATACTAGCAATTTCTTTTTCTGTCCAAATCTTAGGAGCTTTGGAATCTACTGCTGTGGTTTTTGTTGATACCATATCAGCAGCAGACCTTTGCTCTTTAGCTTTAGACTGCCTCTTTTGTGGTGGCTGAACTATTCCCTTTTCCATTTTGTAAAGGTCTATAGCGCGACTAGCTAGAGTTCCATCACTGTTGTTAGCATAGATCCATTGTTGTATTGCTTCTGGTTGTTCTTTAGCCCATTCGTGAAATGCATCATCACCACGTATATCCTCAAAGTCAGGATGCCTCTCTCTTAACATTGTCTCAGCTTCACGCTTTAAAATATCAGCTTCACGTTCTTGCAATGCTGATAGCTGCTGTCGCAATGTTTCAGTTTGAGTTTCACTTTGCAAATGTGCTACAGTCTCAACTGTTTCATACAAGTCTGGATTTTTTGCTTTAAACTCCTCAAGTTCTTCCAAAGTCTTTGGAGCTTGATATGCAGGAGCATTTTCAGTTGCCTCTGCTACTAGCTCTTGTTCTCTTTGTTTAAACTCAGAAATTTTACTATCGTAATGTTTCTTTAGATCGTCATACCTTTTCTTATAATTAACATCTTTAGAACTTTTAGCAGGGGGCTTTTCTGTTTCTTCTTCAGAAGGCGTAGCCTGTTGTTCAGGAGATGGTGCATAAAACAAACCATCAGCACTTTCCGTTCTTGGTCTATCAGGAGTGTGCCATGATTTCTTTGCATTATAAGGATTAGGTGCTTTTTCCTCCACAGGATTAGTTTGTACTTCAGTCATTATACTTCCTCCACGGGGCTTGTAAGTTTTAAAAGGTAGCCATTACAATGAATTATTTGTACGGATAATTCACAATGGTGCTTTTACTTCAAGGTAGCCGTTATCGTTGTCGAATATTAAGACTAGGCATCTGATTAGCAGTCATCATTACTTTATTCATGTTGTCTTCTATATCAGTGTCTTCGTCTTTTCTCATTAAACCACCATCATAAGCACGTTCAGCTTCGTCCATCATTGTCTGAAGTCTGTCTGCGCCTATTTGATCAGTGGCTTTTCTAGTCATCACAAATTCACCGTCAGATAATCTGGCAGGTATTGAATCTGAGACTCCTGTTCCCGGTCCTGCAACTTCGCCAGAACCAGTAAACTCAGAAGCCGTATCTACAACTTTGTCAAAAATCATACTAAGTTGAGGATCGCCTTCTAAAGCATTCATTAAATACATTTGTTCTTCTTGATCTAAAGCTTCATTCATTACATAAGCTATATATTCATCTTCCATTTGTTCATCTGGAAGTTGTGAAGCTTGTGCTGCTGCCATTTCTTCTGGCGGTATATTAGGGTAAGTATCTACTGGAACTTCACCACCCTCTTGAAATACACCACGCCCTTTAAGGACATCAGCTTGTGTTACTTTTCCATCACCAGTTAAGTCTGTTAATTTACCACCTTCTGCTTTAACTACTCTTGGCATTAAAGTAGATTCTATATCTGGAAGCTGTCCGTCAAATATAAGTTTATCTTCATCTGAAAGATTATCCATAAACTTACGTGCATCTTGAGCAGGAAGAGAAATAGTGTATTCAGCTATCTCATCCATATCATTAAATAGTTCTAAATTTCTAGCTACTTCTTCTGGAGGCATACCTCTTAGTGTTTCTGCCATATTATCTAATGGCTCATCAGCTGCTCCTAAATTAGCTTGTACTTTTTGAGGTAATAGATTTATAACATCTTCATAAACTTCTTGTGGCATTTCATCTAAAGCTTGAGGATTTTCAGCTACAACTTGTTGTAATTGTTGTAAAGTTTTTTCTCTTTCTGCCATTGATTTCTTAGTAGCTTGTGCGCTTTTATTTAAAAGTTTTGCTACAAGATCAATAATCATACCACCTTTACTATACTTTTCTCTTTCAGGAGTAGTAAGTAAACTTTCTTTTTTTTGCTTACGTTGTCTATTGCGCCTAGAATTTTTAGCCATAATTATTTACCGTGAGATTTCTGAACTTCAAAAGAAGCATTTAAAGTAGCTCCTTTATGGGGGATAAACTTACCAGTATGTTTCATTAGCTTATAGCTGCCATTCTTTTGTTTCATCCAATGATGACCTGCTGGAGCTTTAACTTTCATATTATGCTTTCCTATAGCTTCTAGTTTTTTTAGCTATTTTTTTAGGCTGTTTAGAATGCTGTTTACCTTTTTTAGTATCTTCTCTTTTCTTTTTTGTTGTAGCAGCATACTCACTACTAGATAATGATGCTATTGCTTTTTCTGGTAAATATCTTTCACCAGTTTTAGCACTAGGGTTACCAGACTTAGTACGCCACTTTTGTTTTGTCCAAGACTTTAAACTTTTTTGTGATTTTTTTAATGCCATAATTAATTAGGCTTAGTAACTTCGCCACCCATTGAATACTTCATCTTGCCACCACCCATCATTTTCTTGTAACCTTTTTTTATTTTTTTGTCAGCAGCCATTTTACCACCCATCATTTTCTTTTCTTTAGGTCTACCTTTTTGTGATCCGTATGTTCCTTTTCCCATTGGCATAATAACTTCTCCTATGTGTAACCGCCACCTGCAGCTTTATATTGTTTTGCTAACATCTGTGCTTTACGTGCAGACCATTGACCTGCTCTACCACCTGAACTACCTGCTTTAATTTTATTAAAAAGTCTTTTACGCATAGTAGGTTTAGTATAGTTTCCTGCTTCATTTACTTTTGATTTTGTCTTTTTGGTTGTTGCCACAAGGCCACTCCTCTGCTATCCATTCATTATACGATAAAAATTTTCTTTGTGGATAAGACCAAAACTTACCTTCCCATTTAGGTTTCTCGTTTTTTAGCTTCTTCAACTTCATCCTTCAACCGCTCTAGGCGTTCCAGAGAATTGATCCTCCCCTGACTGCGGAACATTTCCTGTTCCGATGTTGCCCCCACCAGTACCTGTATCTCCAAGATCCGTAGGTTGTTGAGATGCTCCTGCAACGCCTCCCATGCTTCCCTGTTGCTCGTTAGGAGTGAGAGGCGTTTCGCCAGTTGTTTGTCCAACATTATTTTGCATTCCTATGATTTGAGCCATAATAGCTGCTTCTTCTGGATCGTTAAGTATTTCATCAGGATCAAGATCAAGCGAGTATGCAAGCTCTCCAATGAGTTTATTAATTTTGACAAACGGAGCAATAGCAGGATTCTGAATACTTTGAAGAAACGTAGTCAATCTTTGACTTCTTACTTCTTTCTGCATCAGACTTGCTGTGCCAGTAGCTCTAACTTCTAAGTCTCCTTCTACACCTAAATCACTTTCTAAGAACTGCATATTCCATTGGAAGTATGCTTCACCTAAAGGTCTTAAAAGAAAGTCATCAAGATTCTTAATAACTGTTTTTATATTTAATGAAGCAGCACCCAACAACATTGACATACCTGATGCTGTTCTTGTCATGCTTTGAACGCCAGTTTGACCATGTGAGTAACTAGGTATACCTGTCTGCTCATCTGCTAACTGTCTAAACTTATCAAACATCATCATGTTTTCTGTTGAAGTATTAGGAAACTTTAAACCATTAATAGCTGTTCCCGGAACTCCTGCTTGTCTACGGAATACTTTCCCCGGATAGATGTCCATACTTTGACCACCTACAAGCGCAGTCTCATCTACGTCAAACACTAACGAACCTGATAGTGCTAGATTATCTATTGCCATACGTGCATGACCATTCATAATCTTTTGAGAGTCATCCATGTTTTCAGCTACGCCTATACCGAAGAAGCTGTATGGATTTTTTTCATATGCAAAAGAATGATAAGGTAATCTGTGTGGTGTGAATGGATTTACTACTGCGCGTAATACTTTGCCATTTGAAACCCACGCATTTATTTGGACTTCATCTAAGTCATCTACGTTATCATCTAGTTCCATGCCAATTTCTCTAGCATACTCAGCATCCATAATGCCCCAGTACTCTAGCACTTCATACTTAGCTGAACTTATATCCGACATTCTATTATCGTCTTTTAGTTCATACTCATAATCTTTTTCTTCGTAGCTTGGTCCCATTTCTAAACAAGCTCTTATTTGATCTTTATCAAAGTAAGGAAGTTTAGATAAGCTTCTAAATTGTGAACGATTTAATTTGTGTCTATGTACAACATACTCACACTCTTCCATTGTTGTAGCATTAGGATCTGGAAAGAAATCCCATATACTTACAAACTCAATTCGTGGTACACGTACTTGCAATGGATCATATGTTCGCTCACCATCTTCTTTAGACCATCTATTTAAAGTTTTATTAAAATTAAATGGTCCTTTAACAATACCTGTTCCAAACAGTGCTGATTCAAATAGTGCGTTTCTTATTTCACTAGAACCATTAGATTCTTCTATTTGATCATGTATTAGCTTTTCCATTCTTCTTGCTGCTTTTTGAGCAGGTTTCATTTCTGGAACTTGTGGATTAGCTGATGCTCCTTCTATTAAAGAGTCTTTTACTTGTGTATCTAATGGACCTTCAAATTTACCTGTGCCGTATGTAGCCCCTGCCTTTAATGTTTTGCCATCTCCTTCATATCCTACATCATAAGGATTTTCTTTTTGTTCTTCTTGATTTAATCTGCTTGTTTCAATTCCGGGAACTGGATTATTAATATCTAGATGTGCAATCTCTGGCGCACCTTCAGGCACTTTAGTTTCAGAAACACCTATAGGAAACTTGTTGCCCCCAAAGATAACATCTACTAGTTGACCAAAAGCTGCTAATACTTTTGTCTTAGTTACTTTTACAAAGACTCTTGATTTTTCTGATTCTCTAAATTTTACATTCTTAGGATACAGTCCACGATAATTGTGATAGGCTGTCATCCATCGACCTTCATCAGCATCTCTTGACATTTCAGCAGATGAAAATCTATCTTGAATTAATCCTGCAAGACGATTATTTAGTTCAGGCTCAAGGTTTAAAGACAAACCCTCTTCATCTTCTACCTTATCAAAGTAAATGCCATCAGCATTTTGTATTAAACTATTTTCTTCTTCAGCCATATTTAAACCTTATTAATAGCCAAAATCACTATCAGCCGGTGTGTAAGCCTGTTCCATATGAAGATTCCTTATTCTACTAAAGGTATCTTGTATTCTTGGTCTAGACATTATTAAATAACGCAGAGCATCATAAGCATGATCTGGCGCATGTGTATCCACATCTTCTGGATTAGAACGATCCAGAGGAATACTTTGTAGTTCACGTATCAGGTTAGGGCAAGTATTTAATATTTGCAATCGTGGCCTTCCGCTTTGTTGAACTTTTAAGTATTCGTGGATTTGTATTTTTCCTTGTATTCTATTCTTATCAGCCCTTCTTAGTTTATGTCCTGCTCTAACAAGTGACTCGCCTACTGTTGGACCTGTTGTTCCTGTCCTAGCCCATGCTGCTGTATCTAATACGCCTTGAACAGAGTATGGGTCACTCAATTCCATTTGCGTTATTCTTTCTCCTAGATCTACACCTGTCAAGCCTTTTTGATATAATTCTCTATAAATAATAAGAGTACCATCTGAGGGGTCTACTGCTCCCCATATACAAGAGCTTTCCGAAGCGTAACCATAGTCAATACCTTTTATACGTTCCCAAGAAATAGGTATCTCAAAAGGAGTTACAACATGTTTGTCTACTTCAAATTCGGTAAAGGCTGCGCCTTCATTAACATCCCAATTACCTTCTAACAACTGTCTTCGCTGTGTAGCAGGTAAAGCCTTTAGCATTTCTTCATATCGACCATCTTTAGCCAGATATGGATTATCATCTAGTCTAGCAGGAATAAACTTTCTAGTTAAGTTATCTTCCCCTATAAAAGATTCATTAGGAGGATAGGGGTCTATATATCTCTTTTTGACCCATGTTGCTCCTACACCGCCCGGATTAGCTGTACAACGCATGTACGGTATAATCTCAGGGTCGGTCGTTCTTAGGCGAGAAGCGAGATAATTCCATCCAAACTCAGTGGGTAAGTGAGTGATCTCGTCAAAGCCAATCCAAGAATAGGCTTGTCCTTGATACCGATATACATCAGCATCTCGCTCTAAGAAGCCGAACTCTACTTTGGCTCCGCTAGGGAAGTTCCAAAGTTTTTCTACTTCTTTGTACTTGCACCCCGGAAATGCTTTGGGGTATAGTTCTCTACTTTTATCTATAAGTTCTCTTAGCTCTGGCATTGAACGCCTAAGTATTAACGCTCTGTGTGCTGATCTATGTGCAAAGCGTAAAGGATCTATTAGCATTGCATAAGACTTACCACCACCTGCTGCACCACCATAAAGAACATCTTTCTCTGGTGCTGCTAAGAAGTCTGTCTGTGGTCCATTGTTAGGCTTAAAGATAACATTATTATTGACTTCTTCTTTTAAAGCTTTTGGAACTTGATCTAGTACATCTTCAGTAACAACTTTATTAGTCGTCTTTTTATCTAATTTATTTAATGTTTCTTTAGATGCGTTTAATGAATTTCTTTTTGCATCTAATCTTTGTTTGAGTCTGGTGGCACTTTTTTCTTTGCTACGAACTGCTCGTTTAGCACGAAGCTTCGTTTTAGTTTCTGAGTGGTAGTTATATCCTCTACCTTTTGCACCTTTTGGTCGTCCTGTTTTCTTACGGGGCGTACCATCTTTCTTGAGAACGAAGTTATTATTCTCATCAGTTAGATAATTCTCCGGGTTCTTTTTCCAATCTTCCATTCGCTATAATTTTCTTTAGCCCTGTGTGGCTTAAAGATCTCCCAGTTTCAGTTTGTAACCAAAGACTTCCTTCACGTAAAGATAGTACTTCATCTTGTACTAACTTAGCAATGTTTTTTAAAGATTCTAACTCACTCTCTATAGGCTTTAAAGTTTTATTATCTTGTGCTAACTCATATCCAAATGGAATGGTGCTACTCGATCTCCGCTTTTGCATCTATAATAATCTCTTCTTTGGCAGGGAGTATAAACAATCCTCCTTCTAATTTATGATTAACATCTATCCTTTCCTGTTTACCTAGTCCTGTCCTATCGAGGATAGTCTGGGCAGCTTGTAAACGCATGTTAGCTTGAGGAACTGGACTATTAGACTCCATTATATCCACAAGTTTCATAGCTGCTTTAGGTGCGGATTGCGCGAGGATGTTTGAGGCTAAGTCTATAATCTCGTTCTTGAGTGCGTGTACGACTTGCCAGTGTCCATTCTCGGAATAACCTGCTAACCTAGCTGCTTCTTTAGGATCACCTCCTGTTTGTACAAGATGGTCTAAGAAAGTCTGCTGTTTAGTTGTTAATTCTTTTTTCATAATATACAGTATTATACAGTTATTTTTCCGATTTGTCAAGTTATTTCTGCGGTAATAACGATAATACTTGACAAAACGTTCATTTAGGTGTATAATCTATATAACCCACCCGGGTTCACTACATCCCCATAGCCCCCTCAAATCCTTAAAGGGTCAGGGAACATCGTTTCCTTCTCTTCCTCTGAAGACCTTTAAAGACTTTAGAGTTCCGCGACTAACTGGTTAACACTCTAAAGCCCTGCAAAATGTATATGTATTAGTATATATATAGGGGGGGTGGCTTGGCCTCCTGCCTAGACCCTAAAGGGGTCTAAAGTCCTCTGGAGAACTTTAAAGTCTTTGACTTTAAGCCTCTGAAATCTCTGGAATCTCTTGAGATTCCAAAAGAACTTTAAAGATCTCCGTAGATCTTCGATCTAACTTTCTAGTTTCCATAAATCTCAAGAGATTTATAAGCCTTTAGAGTAAACTCTAAAGACT